CACACCGTTTTGGGAGATTTAAGTCCTAGGACCCAATTGGTTCAATGGGACACGAAGGCCGCGGATACCACATCGCGGACTCCAATGTACTCCATTAAACGGAAGCGATCCGAAAAGATTGCCTTCTTCTGTTGACGCCAGTTCCTTGAGCGAAATCTTTCCAAGACTTCTCTCTTCGGAAACCGCACACGCAGATCACTCTGTATGTCGATCTCCAGCCTGGCTGCCAAAATCGGAAGACTCACCGTCGTATCCTTCAAAGGAACAACACCTTCTTCGTACGGCCCATAACGGGGTTGAACGATGTATTTTGGCTCATGGTGGTATCTCGGAATATTTTTGGGTCTCTCCTGAATAAGAGAGAGTTTTTGAAATTTATCCGGGAAATGCCGAAGCTGATCATCCATAAAGCACGCAAACCTCCTCTGAAAGGGGGTCACTCGTGTTTCGTATCCCTCAGGGATCTGGAAACCCAGACCACCCTTCATAGGTGAAACGAAAATGTTATACTTCCCTGCCTGGGTGAGATTCCGAATGGACTCACCATGGTAGTGAAGGAAACGTCGAGCTGCGCGACATGGATCGACCGCATGGCGGGTCACTTCATTGAAGTAATCCCACAACGGTGCCAGCTTCGCACCCATGCGTCCTGTGACCTTGGTCTGGCCGGTCAAAAGACCAGCGTTGAGACATCCCTGGCGGTAGAAAGACCTCTTCTTCGAATCGAAGAAATAGAGTTCTGAATTCACCGTAAGGTACTGTGGGTGAACATAGTTCTTGCCCAAACTCAACTCAAAACCAACGTCTCGGACGTTTCTGAGCCAAATGCCATAAAGGCGGTCATCACAACGGAAGAGAATGTCGTCACCGTTCACGAGAACGGGGAGTTCATGGGGTCGGAATTGACGCCCTGTGTACTCTTCCAAGGCAGACCAGTAAGCGCAAAGATTTACTGCGCAAAGGATAGGAAAGCTGAGGGTAGAACCCATCAACTGACCTGTCGACTGGCTTGCCGGCTCAAGACCGGAAAATTGTCTCCGAAGGTTCTCTGGATAGAAGATATCCTGCTCATAGAGCACACTTCGAAGTACATCATGGTACTTCGGAGGGAGCTTCAAAATGCCCATACGCAGCGCGGCTTCAAAGGCCGCCTTCGTGTGACGTATGTCCAGTGTATCAGTGGCGGCTGCATAGTCACCACTAACCCAATTTGGAAAAGACAATCCGAGTTTCTCCTCCCGCTGAAGCAAATTGTGGAGGTCGTAAGCCATGAGTGGCCTACCTGTGAGTGCGAATTGAGGAAACCTCTGAAGGTATCCCCACAGCTGCTTCTGGAAATCTCTCGAAAGCCAGTAACGAAGAGTGTTACCTTTCGTTATAAGTCTGACTTTGAGAGGCTCCAAAACAGCTGAGACCCGCACGCAAGAGGACTCTTTGGATGCTTCGTCAAGAAGTTCCGAGAAATCCTTTTGCAAGGTAGGGCCATGGATCTCAGTACTGAGTCCCGGCTTCAACTCCACCATAGTGATCAATTCCTCCTCCGTCAAGGTATGGTTCGATTGAATCCATCCACGGGCTCCCCCCTCAGATCTCACAGACTCAAAAGAAGCGGATGTACTCGCTTCTCTGAGTTGAGGCTCTTGAGGTCGGAACTTGGAGAAAAGTTCCGCATAGCGATTCAACATCGGAACCGAGGGGTCTTTTCCTCTCGGCTCTGACGTGAGTGCTTTGCGGTGCTTGATCATTGCTTCCACCACGAAATCTTCAGGTACCTGCATGCAGGCTCGCTTAACGCCTTGAAGAATGCCGAAAAACAATCTGGCATTCCGGGGGCTGCGAGCCACAATTCGGGTCTTGAGGAATCGTTTGACCGCCCCCGACCAGAGGGGATTTCCATTGAAACCCTCTGGCCGGTCTGGCAAATCGTTCTGAAGGAACTTCGCCATCGGAAACGCGGTGCAAAACTTCGCGAATCTGACGAAATCCTTCTTCGGCCATTTGGCCGCCGTACGGAGAATCACCAACTGATCCTCCAAGGGGAAGTTCATCAATTTTGATGAGGAATCGAGTAAGACCTCCAGGTAGCCTCTTGCAAAGAAGGCCGCCTCTGGTCCACTTGGAAACTCATCCCTGAACTTCCACCCCTGTGGAGTCTTGATCAGACCAACCCAAGAATCAAACCTCTGAAGCAACTGTTGCGACGAGGTCGATTTTGGTTTGATCAGGACTCCCTCACCCCGGGCTCCCCGGGTCAGGGAACC